TCGCGCACGACCAGGGGGCCGGACAGTGAGCGCTGCAAGGCTGGCGCGCAGCGCCAGGGCCAACGGCCCCCTGGCCTTGTGGCGGTCACTGGCTGGTCCACAGTGCGCACAAAGAGTGGTGAGGATGCCGGGGGAGGACGGCCGCCCCTTGATTCCGAGCCATGAGCACAAGAGGCAAGCGGAGCGCGGCAGGCGACAGGGATCGTTACCCGTAAGGGTGGCCACTTTAGTGGCCAGGAGCAACGCGAGTAGAGCCCGCCCCATAAGGGGTCGCAAAACCCAGCTTTAAACCTCCCGGAGTTCCCGGGATTCACAACCCAAGCAACAGCAACACCCGAAACCACAACCAGAGGACACACCAAATGGAAAACTACCTGAACCTCATGATCATCGGCGCCACCCGCTACGACATCGACGGCAACCGAGGTGGCTCCCTGTGGGCTTACTCCCCAGCCGAAGCCGACGACGACAACCGAGTTGGCAACGAAGTCATGAAAATCGCCTGCGACTGGAAACACATCGACCAACTGCGGAACCACGCCGAACGCCTCCCGGCCATGTTCACCGTCAAAGCCCAGATGAAAGCCGGGCAGGGCGGCAAGATCACCTTCAAGGCCTTGGATATGAAACCCCAGGACCAAGTGAAGAAACCGGCTGCCTGAGGCGGTAACCGATGAAACAGATACTCACCTATCTTCGCTACAACTGGACAGCCCTGCTGTGCGACTTGTTGCTGGTGTTCGTCGCCTTCCTTGCCGGCGTTGCATACACCACTTCAGAGATCGACCAGACCATTGCCGGATACATCGAAGCAAATGGCTGCCCGGTTAAAGGAGAAGACTGGTGAGCACCATCCAGAACTACCAATGCAGCGGCACCCTGACCAGCGAAGTCCTCAACGGCAACGCGGTCATGGCCTGCAACGGCGGAACCTGGACGGTGCAACAGATTCAGCAACAGGACGTCGAAACCGTCTTTGCTGAATACCTCTCGCCTGATCCTGAAATGATCGGCCTCGTCATGGGTTCCGGCCTGGTCTTCTGGGCCATCGGAATCGGCTTGAGCCGGGTAATCCAGGTCATGCGAAAGGTCACTTAAACCCAAAGGAGAAAAAGCCATGTCTGAAGTTATCGAAATGAAGCAAGCCAAAAACGGTGTCTGGGCTCGTCGCAGTGCCAAAATCGGAACCGCCCTGGTCGCAGGGTTTGCCGCCGGCACCGCCGCCGCAGTGGACCACTCCGCTGCCATCGACGGCGCCTTCACCGACGGTTCCACCAACGTCACCACCGCCGTCACCGGCGTGATTGCCCTGGTCGCCATCGTGACCGGCCTGGGCATGATCGTCTCAATCCTGCGCCGGTAATGTTTACCGGAGTCCTCATTGGGGCCCTCTGGGCCTCAATGTTCGCCCTCGGATACAACGGCAACTAGCGCAAAACCCAGAGGGCCGGAACACCGGCCCTTTTTCAATTCAGCACCACCAGCAGGAGTCATTTATGCGGTTATCCATACACAGCTGTCTGATCCTGCTGCTCTGTTTTTTCGTGTCACCGGCTTTTGCAGTCTCAGGCAGTGGTGGTGGATCGACAGACATCCCCAGTGGCTGGACGCACTATTACAAATTCTCGGGCTCTTGTGGATCGTTCTCCGGATGTACCGAAGACGATATTGCCCAGTACCAGGGTTACTACACAGACAGACTGGCTCAATGTCAGCAAGATCACCCCGGCATGGAGTGCGCCGGCGGATGGTCTGTCGATGGGGCCAGCAAAAGAAAACACGTAGCGGTTTACTACCGCGACTATCCAACGTGTGACAACGGACAGTACAACCCTGGCAGTGGTCAGTGTGAATCGGAGCCCGATGAATGCCTTGAGATTGGCGAATTCTACAACCCGCGCACCCGACAGTGCGTCACCGAATGCCCCAGCGGCCGCCTCGACAACCAGTGCCTCGCCGAACCCGAAACCGAATGCGACGAATCCTCCGCCGACTACCAGGGGACCGTCGGCTGGGGCGACAACCACCGCCCCGTCTGTGGCGGTGACAACCAATGCCAGGACAACGAAACCTACGCCTTCCGTGAAAACGACGAAGGCTCCTGGTCCGGCCAGTGCATCAACAACGACTCCAATCCCCCGGTTTGCCCCAAAGGCTTTGAAGGCGCCCTCATCATCACCGACGGCGGCTTCGCCTGCGAAGGCCTCAACCCCGATCCCGACAACCCCGACGATCCCAACGACACCAGCGATGGCGACAGTGACGGCGATGGGGAAGGGGACACCACCGGCATCACCGAACAGCTCCAGGACATCAAAAACCTCCTGTCCGGCGGCAACACCGAACGCACCAACGTCAAAAACAAACTCGAGGGCATCGGCCAGTCCATCGAGGACAGCGCCAAATCCATCACCGACGCCATCGAGAACATCCCCGGCGGTGGTGGTGATGGCGGTAACGACGGCGACGATGGCGACGGCGAAGACGACGACAACCCCGACCCCGTCACCTGGGAAGGCGAACCCATCGACACCGAACTCACCGACCCATCCGACGAGTACGACCAGGCCATGTCCGACTACCAGGCCAAACTCAACCAGATCAAAGGCGAAGTCAAAGCCATGTTCAGCACCAACCTTAGCGGTGGCGGCTCCGTCGACGACAACACCAAAACCATCATGGGCGTGGACGTCAATTTCTCGCTCAACCGTTTCTTAGCCGGCCTCGACATCCTCGGGGCCATCGTCCTGTTCTGCGCCGCGTTCATCAGCGCCGGCATTTTGTTCACTGGAAGGGGGTAACCACCATGGAATTTATCGCGGAATTCTTCGACGCCATTTGGGCGTTCTTCACCGGCATCCCGGCACTGATCGACGACATCATGGTCAAGCTCGGCGCCTGGATCGTCATCGCCTCCACCAAAGCGAAAATAGCCTTCATCGGCTTCAGCTGGGATGTCGCCCAGGAAGTGCTCAACCAGCTGAACGTCTCCGACACCATCGAAACCTACTGGGGCCAACTGGATTCCCAGGTCCTGGGCGTGGCCACCTACCTCAAGCTCCCGGAGGCCTTCAACATGATCATCAACGCTAGAGTCACCCGCTACGTCATGGACGTCATCGGCTAAGGAGGACACCCCACCATGAGCATAGTCATCCACCACGGCCACCCCGGTTCCTATAAATCCTTTGGTGTCCTCCAGCGCCATGCGATCCCCGCCCTAAAGGAAGGGCGCACCATCGTCACCAACATACGCGGCTTCGATTCCATCGAGAAAGTCGAGGAAGCCATCCAGGAACAACTCCCGGACGAAGCCGAAATCCTCAGCGTCAGCACCGAAGGCCGCGACGAAAAAGCCTACATGGCCCGCTGGTTCCATTGGGCCCCCCAGGGCGCCATGATCATCATCGACGAAGCCCAGGCCATCTACCCCGCCAAGCGTAAGGACTTCCGCCCCGAGAACCTCGACTACCCGGGTGGCGAGGACCAGGCCAAGCAGGACGAACGCCCCGCCGACATGTTCGAAGCCTACGACATGCACCGGCACTACAACTGGGACGTGTTCCTCTGCACCCCGAACATATCCAAGGTCCACACCGACATTCGACAGGCCGCCCAGGTGGCCTTCCGTCATTACTCCATGGGCGAGCTGCTGCCCTGGAAAAAAGGCAAATGGAGGGAAATCGAACATGACCCAGAGAACAATGGTAAGGCCAAAAGCCATGCATACGGTGTCCCGAAAGAGTACAAATCGGACCCCACGATCTTCCAGACCTACCAGAGCACCAAAACCGGCGACCATCAGTCCAATCAGGGCCCCCAAAGCGTTTTTAAAGATAAACGCGTTGTGGGCTATCTTTCGCTGTCAGTCGTTTCTCTACTGGTGTTCGCCGCGCTTGCGGTCAATATTTTCCAGAGGGAAAGGACTGTCAGCCCGGTTGATCCGGCGGATATTCAAAGCATCGATGCGGCTCGCCCTGATGCTCTGTCTGATGGTCGTGATGTCCGCTATCCTCAAGCTGATCCTTCGAACAGCGGTCGCCTAGCCGAACATCAACAAAACCATCCCTTCCAGGATGCCGCCCTACGGATCGCCGGCAACTTCAACCGCGCCTACCTGTTCCACGGCCAGGACCGACAGGGGGATTTCTCCCTCACCCAGCGGGACCTGTTCAACTACGGCTACCGCGTTCTCTACCTCCGACCCTGCTACGCCCAACTCTGGTGGGAAGGGGAAAAGGTCCAGGACATCTACTGCCAGCGAGATCGCATACGAGAACCGGACCCACGGCCCGAGATCGAACCCGACACCTACGCGGTGCCCAACCCCCTAATGAAAGCCAAGGAAGAGGCGTAGCCCGCGAACAGCCGCGACGATGGCGAGGAGCGGCAGAGAGCGGGCGGAGCCCGGAGACGTCCCTGTAACACGTCTCATGGAAAACGACGACAGTCGATTTATGACCACAGACAACCACAGAAGGCCACAGATGAAAATCAAAGACTTTGAACGTATGGACATCACCACCGGGGACATCGGCAAAGGGGATCTGTTCATCGGTCCCGAAGGCCAGCAAGTGAACCTGAACAACGTCAACGTCCTCTGGACCGGAGTCGATACCGTCAGGCAACTGTTCGAGGGACGATTGAAACCCGAACCCCTGGCCGAGATCGTCACCGCCTACGAATCCAGCTTCGACGCCACCATCACCGTCAGGGACATCCCCTTCCGGGTCCAGTCCGGCAGGCGAGGGGGTTTCAAGTACATCCTGCAAAACCGGGAATACGGCCTCACCATCCTGCTCCAGAACTTCTACGCCGAAGCCGACAGCCAGGGCACGCACGTCAAGATCGAAACCTCGCCAAGATGGCTCTACGAACGCTCCAGCCACCAGATCCACGACGAACTCACCGAATGGGGCATGCACTTCCTCAAGGCCATCAAACCGGTCGGCATCGCCCTACACCTGGCGGTCGACTTCCAGGGCTGGGAACCACCTCAGGACTTCGCCCAACACTTCGTCACCCGTGCAAGATCCATCAGCGTGCACAACGGCATCAGTGACCTGCATTTCAAAGGCCTGGAAGGCAGCACCATCAATGGCAAGGGCGAAACCTACACCTTCGGCAAGGCCAACAGCCTCCAGGTGTGTATCTACGACAAATCCAAAGAGATCGACGTCAGCGATAAGCGCGCCTTCATGGAAGGCATCTGGGAATGTGCGGTCAACGAAGACTCCTTCCCGGATACCTGCTACGACCCCGACAAACCCGTCTGGCGCCTGGAAATACGATTTCACCACCGCATCGTAAACGAGATCTCCCAGGGCACCCCGGGCATGAAACCCATCTACACCTACATGGACGCTGTCCCACACCTCACCGGCCTGTGGCAATACGCCCTCCAGGGCAACCGCTACGAGGTCAAACGGGAATGGGTCCACCCCATCTGGACCAAACTCCGGGACGATATTGGCTTCGGTTATTCAGCCCCGGATCTGCTCTACAAACGCGTAAAAAAGCAACCCGGTTGCGGCAACGAAAAGAACGTCTCCCTGGCCTTCGGCAATCTCTTGTCAATCTATGCACGCAACCGTTTTAACCCAAGACAGGCCTGGGATTGCCTCAAGAAATCCGGACTCTGGGAGGACCTGTGCGCCTATTACCGACGACGGGAGATCTATGAAAACGAGCTCTTCCAGCTCGTCCAGGATGGACTCATAAAACGACGACTGCTGACAAAGGTGGCCGCATGATCAAGAAGCTACCATCGGGACGGTGGCAGGTAGACCTGCGAACAGATGGCCGGGGCTCAAGGCGTATCCGCAAAAGCTTTGATTCCAAAGCCGAAGCAAAACGATTTGAAACATATGTCCTGACCAAAAGCGCAGAAGGGAAGGAATGGAACCCGTCGAAGGCCGACAACCGGAGACTAAAGGATCTGATTCAACTCTGGTTCAACGCCAAGGGTGTCCACCTCAAGGATGGCGAACGCCGCAAGCGCTGCCTGGAAACAACTGCTGATTTCATGGGTAATCCTGTTGCCAGGACCGTAAAGCCGGCAGCATTCCTGGCGTATCGTGCCCATAAGATTCAGGAGGGTGCCAGCAAGAAAACCCTGAACAACCACCTGGGTTATCTCAATGCGGTGTATAACCAGCTAAACCGGTTAAAAGAAATAGACTTTGATAACCCGTTCCGTCATGTCGAAGCGATCCGCCTGGACGAAAGGGAGCTATCCTGGCTCACGGTCGAACAGATCAGGCATCTACTCAAAACCATTGAGGAGTTCAGCCAGAACCCCCACGTCCACCTGCTCACTAGGATTTGCTTGGCAACCGGCGCCAGATGGGGAGAGGCAGAGAATCTCCAACTACGTCACGTCCAAGAGGGAAAGCTTACGTTCGTGAATACGAAGAGCGGAAAATCCAGGTCTGTGCCTGTAGCGCCCAAGCTGTTCAAAGAGATCCAGGAGCACTTAAAACAGCACGGTGGTTTTAGCTTCTCACTTTCTGCATTTCGTCGTGCGTTAGAAAAGTCGGGAATTCAGCTTCCGGCTGGGCAGTCTGCACACGTCTTGCGGCACACCTTTGCCAGTCACTTTGTCATGAACGGCGGTGATATTCTCAGTCTTCAGAAGATATTGGGGCATTCGACAATAACAATGACGATGCGCTATTCACATCTTTCGCCGGAGCATTTGGCACAGGTTTCTAGCTTTGCTCCGAATTATTAGCCTTGATCTTGTCTGGGAGATCTTCTGTTGCCTCTCTCAGAGATTTTGGAAGGTAATTCCAAGCTAATAGCTTTAACTCTTCTGGGAGTTCGTAGTTTATTACCCATCTCACTTCTTGGTCTAAGTGGACCGGTTCGGCTGGCTTTCCGAGCTTGCTGTGAGCTTCAAGTCTCAGCATTTCGGAGATAGGCTCTGCAATTTCCGGCAGCCGCTTAAAGGGATTGTCAACTGGTTCCAAATCTGAGGTCAGACATTCCAGCATTGTTTCTCGTATACGTTCGCATCTGGCTCTGTAGTCAGATGAATCAATAAGTTGATATAGGTTGTTGAGTGTTCGGGTGTATTCGGACTCAGCAATTTCTGTGTTGTGAAAGTTCGCACAAGTCACTAATCCCGTCGTTATTTCTAGAAGCTCTTCGCCTAAATTGTGCATACGATTCATTGGAACGCTACTCGCCATGCTCAGATTGGTGATTTGCTTTCCGAGTAATGAATATATGTTGTGGGCGATGGTCCCAGCTTTCATTGCCGTTAGTCCTGGTTCATACGTTCTATGAACGTCCAGCTTGGCTACTACCTCAGTCAGCTCTTTTGCCACGTCGTCAATGTCTTTGATTATGCGCTTTACGTTTGAATTGATAGTAAAAATCGCATCGTGAGCTTCGGGGAAAAGAACGTCATAAAGCTTCCAGCTTGGAAGCTTTAGCTCAGATTTGAATGGCTTCACGGTGTCGTAAAAAGAGAGAAATTGCTTTCGATGCTCTAAGTAGTTTGAGAAGGCATCCTGAGACGCCTGCCGTTGCATTTGACTCGCCTGTTGCTTGATCTGATCGGCCGTCTGAATGGATCTCAAATGCGATGCCACTAGTGCTGCGCATGGTATTGAAAGTCCTGCGAGTGCCAGTGGGAGCTTAAAAAGTTCGTAGAAATTTCTCATCCCCGCAGCAGAAAAGTCTGGTGAAAGCTCGGACAAGCAAGAAGCGATCAAGATTAAGGAGGCAGAGGATAATATCGGAACTATTATCGCGAACCAGAAGGCATGACTAGTGAAGAGAGTTGCTTCCGGATCTCTGAGACTTTTGCCGGGTAGTTTCATTAGGTGGTCATTCCGTGGACACGTTGGGCTTTAAATGCGAGCGTTCAAAAAAAAAGCCCCTGAAATCAGGGGCTTTTTTGCGGTTGGTTGGTGGAGACGGCGGGAATTGAACCCGCGTCCGCCAGTACTCAGCCTTGAGGTCTACATGTTTAGCGTCTCTCTATTGATTTAAGTTCAAGCGACCCGAGAGCCAGGGTGCAAGAACC